GTCGTGCAGAATAGCTCCAGTGACACAAGCGACTTCGTCGGCTATGCGCAGCACCGGCGGCAATTCATCCCAAGCAGGCTTTATCGCGGTCTCGCTCTCCCCTTCCTCGGTTGCGATATGGGGCTGCCAATTCATCGCCAACATTTTGACAGCCAATTTATGCAACTCATCATCATTCAGTTCGTGTGCAACATCATGGAGCCTGAGTGCTTCTGAAAGCGTCGGGAATATCGAATTCATATCTTTTTTCCTCCCAGCGTGAAACGAACCGCCTTTTTTACTACAATGCGCTTTAGCTTGTTGCGTCGCTTCTTTCGGGTCGGCGAACTTCACTCGTCATCGCCTCCGTTTTTAGTTTGGTCGGCCTGCTTCTTTACTTGCCCTGCCCACAATTCTATTTCCTGTTTGGTGAAATCAAGCGGATGTTTACCAATAAGTTCTTCGGGGACGCCTATGCTGTGCCAGTTTCTGGCGGCTTGCGACTTGTTTAGCATGATGTCGCTTTGCATCTCAGCCGACTGGCTCGCAATCTTCGGGTACTTTATCAGATAATCAATACTCGCTGGATTTATCCCCTCGAATAGAAGTTGAAGGTCAAGCACTTGGCGAATACCCATAATGTGGCAAGCCCTGAAGCGGGTCATCATCATCACAAATGCTTCTTTGTTTTCCTCAGGCGTCTTGTCAACAAATGACCTTTGCCCAATCCTCAGATTCAGATAGGATTGTGGAACGCCAACGCCTGCCAATACTCTGCCCAAACTCCAGTAGATGTCAGTTATGTTCTCCAACGCGCCTGTGTTGGCACGGAGAACATCGACCTTACCCTCAACAACCTTCCCGTCGGGGGTGTAGTAAGATACAACGTAAATATCCGTGTCAACATCGACAGGATTTTCTCTATAGCCGATGTTGAAGTTAGCCGCGCTAGAATCATATGTGGTAATCATATCCTTTTCCATCGTAGCCCGATAGTCTTTTACCTTGTTTTTTACTTCATCACCTGAAAGACCTGCGGGCACAAGAATGTTATGAATACGAGTGTCCCACGCCTTGGTAATTCGTGCTATCGCCAAGCTATCCTCCTGTGCTTGCAGGCGTTTCCACTGCGTAGTGACTGGGGCAAGTAATGGCGTTGTATATGTACTTCCCCCCTTGTGGCCGATTGACCAAGGAATTATCTGCCAAGGCCAAAAAGCGGCGACCACCTGTCCTGTATCATTATATTGAGTATAAGCGGCACTATCAGCTTTAGTAGCATCATCCATTGCTTTTTGAGGGTCTCCAGTTTTCAAGTCGCCATGTTCATCTACATTCTTGCAAATCTGCCACGGCTTCGGGAACTGTTGTATCTTCCTTATCGTATAATCGTTGTCAATGCGTATCTCACAAAAGTTGTCGCCAGCCTTGATTGTCTGCCTGAGAATATCCCACGAATCATCCTGAAGCCCACTTTCCTCCGCAGCCGTTCTCATTATCTCAAGAGCTTCGGCCTCATCATTGGAAACATGGTCATCCTTGCTGGTATCCAACTCCACTTTGAATTCAAACGTGCCTTCATCAGTAGAACAAGTGCAGAAATTTACCATCGTCCCATCCCGTTTGTCCATATTGTCAATGTCTTCCCACACGCCTTTTCTGGAATAGGAACGCTGCCAAGGCACAGTCAACAGGTCTTTCTTCGATGTCCCAACAGAAAGAATTTCCAGTTCTTTTTCCGGTTTGCTTTTGCGAATCATATTCCAAACACGGCGAAGGAATGAAGGGTTTGCCATTGCTCACCACCCGCTCTTCCATTTTTTTGCGCTAGTAACAGATTCGACATTGCCGAACAAACTCGCCTTTTCTATAGCACAATCGGCAAGCCAGAGCGACATTATCAAGTCAGTAGTATCGTTTTCGTACGGAAAGTGTAGCATTTCATCTATCAAACTACAAATACCACATGAGTGTAATGGGTCAGAATGATCACCAGAGAAAGGAAAGTTCCATTTCCCATTGCTCATATCCATGATTATTCTTTGCAAGCCCAACTCTGGGTTCCATTTCTTCGTCCCAGTAAACTGCTCGACTATCTTCTCGTGCAACTTAGTATCTTCTTGCTGCGATATTAGCGACACCAAATCCACAAAGGCGCTTTGCGTAGCGTTATTCTCCACAAGTAGCATATCAAAATGGTGTCTTTTGTCCATCTCTACAACAACCGCTGCCATGTCTTTCGGCCTTAGTCGGTGTCTTTGAATATCTATGATAGTCTTTCCGCCAGTTTCGTCAAGACTCACGGCTATAGCACACGAGAAACTGCCGCTTGTTTTCAGCGACGCGGCGGGGTCAAAGCCGCATACCACCTTCTTCGCAGGCAACGGCACTTGCCCCATCATCAAGTCGGGCCTCAGACACTTGTCTATCATGTCTTGCGTCCACCAAGTTTGTTCTTGGCGAAGACCCCTGAGCATGAATTGCAGGTCAAACGCAGTTTCCTTTATCTTCGCTTTTCTCGCAGCCAGAGCATCTAAAGGCCACCGTTCCGGCCATAACGATTTTCCATCCACTATTGCGGGCTTTTTCCAAGACAACCATGTCGGGTCATTTAGCAATTGCATGTGTATATCAGTGGGCGTCCAAGGCGTTCCTATAACGATATGGCAGTTCCCGCCTATGTTCATCCAGTCAGTCCAGAACAAACGTTCGATTTTCTCAAGCCTGCCTGGTTCCTGGATAGCTTCGCGAGAACCTATCATGTCATCGAAGATGATAATGTCGGCGCGGCCACCTGTGGCAGGGGCGCTTCGCGAACGCTTGAAGCGTAGCATCTTTGATGCCGAGGTCGGCGGCGGCGTCTCTTTCTATCTCAAGTTCGTGACCAGTCCATGTTCCCCCATGACGCGACTTTATATGGGGAAAAACCTCTTTGAACCTTTCGTTATTTTCAATATTCTTCTTGACCTGTCCCACAACGTCTGTTGCCAGATTATCAGCACCCGTTACATACTTGATTCTAATATTGGGATTGTGCCCCAATATAAACAACAGGAAACACTGAATGGTCGAGGTCTTGCCGTGCTCCCTGGGGGCCATGATTTCAACGTTCATAGCTGCCGGTGTGCCAGCGGCCAGAACCGGCTCCCCACCTACGGTAATATTGCTCACATCAACAACGCCAGAAACAGCACTCAACAATATTGAGTACCATTCCTTGTGATGCTCGCCGAGCTTCCAATGTTCGCCCTTCTCATCTCGCATGACATATTCGGCAAAATTCATTATGTCATAGCGGATGTCTTCAAGCTCGGCGAATCTTATCGCATCTTGAATCTCTTCAAGTTCGGCAAAAAGGTCGCTATCCGATGTTCTCATTGGTGCCATCCTCAAAACTTGCGTCTATTATCTCTTCGCCAGCGCCTATAGCTAAAACTTCATCTCGTACTTCCTTCATCAGTCGTAACTGTTCCGCGATACGTTTCCTCTCGTCAGGACTGGCGTTTTGCATTATAGCGATATAGGTGTTCTGTTGCGTGGCCTGAGGTAGCCGCCCCGTCTCCTCCGCCAGCAGCCGTACCGCCCGCAAGTATGTGTCAGTCACCTTGGCTGCGCTTTTGCCGTCACCGTCTGCCAAATACTCATCGATGGAATTCTTCAACCCCTCCGCTATATTATTCACCTCGGCGACACGAAACTCATGGCGAGAACGAAGCGACCTAAAAATGGCGTCATCTTTATACTTCTCCGCCGCCTCAGCTATCAAGTCGGCGTTTATTCTCCTGAATGTCTTTACGTCTTGCTGAGATATCCCCTCGATCCCCCAGTCAATGAACGTCCGAGCTACTTCCATATCTCCCATGCCAACAGCACACAGCCGAATAAGTTGATTCCTATGTGCGTCATTGAGTTCCGAGATTCTTAATAGCGGCCTACTCAATTATATCAGCCCCCTCGTTGATACTGTTGATTACTTTGTCAATCCATTGCACCTTCGCAAACCTTCTCAATGGCGAACGGAGGCCAACATAAGGTTTAGCGTCTTCGGTTTTGGGAACTAGCAATACACATCCGTTGCAATCAGACATGTAGTAAAGTTCTGCACCATCAACGATACGAAACCGCGACTGATGCCCTGCTGCAAAACGGGTCAACTTATAACACTTGACACGCACAGAAGATTCGACGCCACAAACTAATAGCTCGGGGCTACCACTTCTTGCTTGTCTATCGACAACAACATCAAGCCCACAGCCCTCGAAGAAATCAACGGCATCCTGAATTACGGGTCTGCTTTCAAACGTCTTGCGACTGCGTATCTTGGCTAATTCCTGCTCGTATTTCTCTCTATCCCTTTGTTTCTTACAATCGGGGCAAAATACTGTCGAGAACGACGACACTTCGCGATGACAACGCGAGCATATGGGGGTAATCCCATACTTGTGTGCGTTTTGCCTGATGCTTTCCCGCGAATACCTAATGCCATGCTCCTGCTCAATACGCCTAGCCACTTCAGCAAAGTTCGCGGTCTCTGCATACAAACGTTCCACATATTCCTTCGTCAACACAGATTTCATAATAAATGCGGCAGGAGACATCCCGTCTTTAGGCGTGGGATGGATGCCGCTTCACCTCCTTGCAAGTATCTCAACTCTTTCACTTCTCGCCCTCCATTTCCATTAGCATGTTTGCAATGTGGCTAACCAATGCTTCATTGACATCGCTTACCGTAGACAACATTACTTTCTTCAACTCAGCAGAACATGTTATGTCCACAATCTTCCTAGCTTTTCTCAAGAAATCCGAAGTAATAAAATGGCCTAGTTCGTGTACAATCGCACCATCTACTACGAATTTACTATGCTTTCTCGCAACAGTAATCGTACCCATGAGATAGTGCGGCGTTGCGCTTGCGTTGCCTATATTCCCGTCTTCATCAACACCTTTATCATCTTCGATGTACAAGTCAATATCCCAGTGAAGTAGCAACATCTTTTCTCGCCAGAAATCCAAGC